TAATACCAGTTGGTCCTGTTGGTCCAGTGTCACCAGTTAAACCAGTTGGACCTGTGTATCCAGTTGGACCCGTATAACCCGTAGGTCCAGTAACCGTACTAGCAGCTCCCGTAGGACCAGTCGGACCAGTTACCGTAGAGGCATCTCCAGTAGGTCCTGTCGGCCCAGTAAATCCAGTAGGACCTGTAGGTCCAGTCACGGTGGATGCAGCCCCTGTTGCTCCCGTAGGACCAGTTGGTCCAGTGACTACTGATGCGGCACCAGTTGCACCCGTAGGTCCAGTCGGTCCTGTTACAGTGGAAGCAGCACCCGTCGAACCAGTAGGTCCTGTTGGCCCAGTCACCGTCGATGCGGCACCTGTTGGTCCTGTATCACCTGTTGGACCTGTGGATCCTGTTATGCCTGTTGGTCCAGTTGGACCTGTCACAGTAGACGCCGCTCCTGTAGGACCTGTTGGGCCTGTAACCGTGCTAGCAGAGCCTGTAGGGCCTGTAGGGCCTGTTACCGTGCTAGCTGCTCCTGTTGGTCCAGTCGGACCAGTAACGGTAGATGCTTGACCCGTAGGGCCCGTTGGGCCAGTCACCGTACTTGCGGCACCAGTGGCACCAGTGACACCAGTGGCACCAGTTGGCCCAGTAACCGTAGAAGCAGCTCCAGTGGCACCTGTGGCTCCCGTTGCACCTGTGACACCTTGTGCACCAGTAGCACCAGTTGAACCAGTAGCTCCCTGAGAACCAGTGGCACCTGTAGAACCTTGTGAACCTGTGGCACCTGTTGGACCCGTAACTCCTTGAATGCCTGTTGCTCCAGTTGCACCCGTTATACCTTGAGCACCCGTAGGCCCAGTAACCGTAGAAGCTGCGCCAGTAGCTCCTGTAGCTCCTGTGGATCCAGTTGGACCAGTGTTTCCAGTGGCACCAGTAGGACCTGCCACACCTGTTGGACCGGTTACACCTGTTGGACCTTGGTTACCTTGTGGACCAGTAAATCCAGTAGGGCCTGTAGGTCCAGTAACACCTTGTGCACCCGTGGCTCCAGTGGCTCCAGTTGGGCCCGTAAAACCTGTAGGGCCAGTAGCACCAGTAGATGATGCTGTACCTGCTGGACCTGTATAACCTGTAGGACCCGTAGGTCCCGTGGCACCTGCAATACCAGTAGCACCAGTAGGACCAGTGGTTACCCATGCTAGATTGTTCCAGTTAGTAGTACCATCACCGATCTTAAATCCTGGACCAGGACCCGTAGCTGTAGCAGGGCCAGTGGCAGGTATAACTTGAGGAGGACCAGCATCTTCGCAAATGCCGATTTCGCCGTTCATCAAAATTGGGTTGAAGTTATACCAGTTAGCTTGGGTATCTCTACGTAGCTGTATTAAAACGGCCATTTAAAATCCTCTTCTCTTTTGGAAGTCACGCCTTTGTTCAATAGCATAATTAGCTGTGCCGGCTTGGCCTTGGTTAGAATCAAATATATAGAATGGCCCATTTGCACCAGCAGCAACATTAGCAGAATACTGCGCGCCATTTTCATTTATTTGTGGAGCAAGCAAATAGTGGAACTGTGTGGTCATTGACGCGCCGCCATCAACAACATCTTCTTGAGAGTGATTAATAAACAAGTCATCTTGCTGATTCTGCAACTCTCTTTTTAAAGTTGTCATCATGCGTGATAATGTAAGGTTGCTGCGTCCTTGTAGAACGTCATTGCCAGGGGCGGTCCAGACTGCTCTCATCTTTAGTTACCAACCTTTTCAATTGACATCGTAGGAAGCACACTTACCTTCTTAGTCTGATTCTGACTTATTTCTAATATAGCTGCTTGCAATTCGGCATCGGTTAATTCTTTAACTGAAGTCTCAGTTTTAATATTAAGAGTCTGTGACTGCTGAATATAACCAGTTGCCTTTAAATAAAGTTCGGCACTCTTAGTGTCACCAGAGATTCCTTTAATGTAAATTGCATCAAGCAACTTCTGAGTTCTTTCAGGGCTTTGGGACATTCCTTCGACGCCCAATTTCCAACGCTCTATAAACTGTTTTTTCTTTTCCCAAGTTCCCAATGTGTTAAAATGCACACTATGTTCTTCAGCCCAAGCCTTCTTAGTTCCAGGCACTCGAGAGTCTTCAGGGGTCAACAACCAGGCAAGATAGGCTTCTTGATCTTGTGAGAGGAATAAATTTTCTGTTCTGGCCACTGGGCATTGTCCTTCTGATTAAATGTGTCCTACATAGTATATAAAATTTTTTACATAGATATCGGTGATATATCACAAGTATATCAGAAAATAAAGTGCTTTTGTTTGACACGGCATTACTATGACTGCTATACTGAACTTCTTACTTCTAGGAACTGCAGAAGAAAGAAGAGAAGTTATAATAACTTCTTCTACTTCCTAAGCTTCTTGAGAAGTAAGAAGTTAACTGCAAGCGGATAATACTAACATAAAATAAGGAGAATGCCAAAATGGCCGCAGAAACAATTAAATTCAGATTAGGTAAGAACCCACTAATTAAAGAGAAGATTATAATATTAGAAGAGACAGATGGACGCAAAGCAGTCATCTTCCCGCAATACAGAATTAAAGAAGAGATTGAGCATGCTGAGGTTGCCAAAGAAGGAGAACTTCTAGAACTTACTGGCAAATGGGGCACCGACAAAAAGACAGGCGCACCGCAATTTTTTGTAGATAAAGCATACAACACCTCATATGCCAAGCCTTGGGTAGAAGAACACCCTAAGAATAAAGCATATGCCGCAGATGAAGTAGATCCTGTCAATGACTTTATTATCGGTGGCCTTTCCACTGGTGGTAAGCCTATAGTAGCTTCTGATCCTAAAGAAGATAAGAAGCAATATTATACTGACGGCGACTGGTACTGGTATCAAGGCAACGCCCACAAAACACCTACGAGTTTTTAATTTTTTTTATTTTATGAAAACTATACCATTAAATATAAGAATAGAAAACGCCGTACAAAAAACGGACAGTAACTGCTGGCTTCTCAAACCCCACAAGGGTTGTAATGGGTATGCCAAGTTAGAAATAAAAGGAGTGTACAAACGAGCACACAGAGTGGCCTATGAAACATATGTCGGACCGATCCCTGAAAAGATGCTGGTCTTACACCATTGCGATATTAGGAACTGTGTTAACCCCGAACATCTATGGATTGGTACTGCCAAGCAGAACACTGATGATATGATAAAAAAAGGTAGGGCACGATTTGTAGGTAGACCTAAGAAGGTGATACAATAGTAGCCTCTTAGGAAAGCCCTGAGAGACCTTAGGAAGGATTCTAGGGTTACATAATCAGTGATGATGAACTAATAGTAACAGAGCTACTTCTACGGGATTAGAGCAGTTCTCTTCTTAAGACTAGGCCCAGGGGTTTCCATTCCTCTGGGTCTTTTCTTATATTATCCTTAATGATATTTGGCATTGAGCAGTACTTAATGAAAAAGGAGTGGGGGGGTACCGGGAAAAGAAGGCGGCGGGGGTCTTAGGATTCTGAAGATATGCCGTATGTCCCTAGATAGATATAGTATCTTATGTAGTAAGGGGTACGGGGGGGCTGGGGGTGGGGTGGCTGGGTTCTGGATTTGGATCTTGAATAGTCCTCTTTGTATTCTGGGAGAGAAGCCGGCTGATATATCACTAGTATATCTCTACAAAACTCCACAGCCCTAGACTATACTATGCTATACTGTACATGTACTGGTAGAGAAGTGGACTGTTGATGGAGGGGCACTTCCCTATTAGTACATAGCTAAGCCATAAGGCCCAGGATTGTTCGGGATAATACCTGAATAGTCCTGGGCTTCTCCTTTGTGTAGGCTAAGGCTTCTCCCATCTGGATTAGTGATGGATGATACGTGAACTATCTGAGTTAAAGATACCTCTAGTATTAAATTAAAGGATGCCCTATACACACGGGTGAGTGAACCTATCTGGTTTTGTGATGGGGAAGTCCAGTTGAAGCTTATAATATAATGCTTGTAGACAAGTTAGCTCACCTGTATACATGCAGTTAGGCATTGATACTCTCTCTCTGTATTAGTTGTATTAGCATATATAGAACTGTTAGAACTTGTGATTTGCGGCGAATCATATTAAAGTTTTGTTTTGAGTTGCGGCGAGTCACAGAACCTGCTATAATACTTCTAGCTGCTAATGAGGGCAGTGATTAACAAGGAGATTAAAATGGTTTGGTTTGAAATTAAAGAGTTCTTCGTAGCAATCGGTGAGACAGTAAGACACACAGCTACACAGATCTGGGCTAGATTGTAAGAAACTGATGTTTCTGATATACTTGATTACTATTACCTATAGGAGAGTGGAAGGATTAACACTATGAATGAAACGATTACATACGCAGGAGTTGTCTGGCTGATTTGTGGCTGGACTATTGGTAGGATTATAGGCATATTGCTTATTGATAGATTGGATAAGCGTAATGATAAGTGAGATTGTATTCATGACTGTTATGTTTGCGGCGACTTTCATTATTATTAAAGGTTTGTGCGGGATTGCAGGGAAATTGATTAAATGAACTATTTGAATTTAAACATACCTACGTTCCTTGCCTACCTTGACACAGGGTTCTTGTACAACGAGGAACCTAACCATAAGAATGATGCAGTGCCAGTTGAAGTATTTAATTTTACTTCTATACCACAACGCTGTGGTTTGTTTAGCGTCATGACTGAGTGGGGAAGCCAACATGCAAGGGTTCCGATCCATTACCTACGCGCAACACCAGAAGCTACAACAGCTTACCCATTGGATTGGTTGCAGCTTTGGGATAACATGTCATACTACGCAAGTGCCGGCATCTATGACTACCTGAAGAACAGAACAGCTATGATAATGCTGAAGGACAAGACCAGACACAAGGCTAAGTATATGTTTACTATCGACTGGTGCCTTGGACCACAATACCATGCAGGATATGGTGAGATGGCAGCAGGACACAAGTGTGCACACGTCTTTGAAGGTGAAGGTGGACAGTTCTTCATGCAGCCAAACAACAGAGTGCTGTGGTTAGATGGTGGTGCATGGATTAGTAAAGAGTTAGCCAAGCCAGACTGGAAAGTCTTTGGCTTAGAGTTCAGCTGTGAATCTACTGGCTCACGTTGGGTATCAGAATCAGATGAAGAGTTATACTTCTACGACTTTAAGGAAAAGGTATGAAAGTTATTGTTTGTTCTATTGCTAAGAATGAAGCACAGTTTGTCAAGCGTTGGGCCGAGTCAGCTAAAGATGCTGATGAGGTATGGTTGCTTGATACTGGTAGTACTGATGACACTATTAAGATAGCTAAAGAGTGTGGTGTTCATGTTATTGAGAAAGCATGGGAAGATTGGTCTTTTGCGGTGGCTCGAAACCATTTGCTTAATAACCTACCTGATGAGGATGCTTGGCTTATTAACTTAGACCTTGATGAAGTATTGATTGATGGTTGGCGCGGGCATGTCGACAGTGCACCAACTGATGTCAACAGATTAAGATATGAGTACACGTGGTCATGGAAAGAGGATGGCACACCAGGATTAAAGTATCATGGGGATAAGATTGTGCGTAGACACAGTCACCACTGGGTTAATCGTGTGCATGAGGTTAACATTACAAAGCCAGGACATGAAGAGCGTCAGGCTTTCGTAGGATTACAGATCCACCATCATGCTGACAACACTAAGCCGCGCAGTCAGTATCTTCCTTTACTTCTTAAAGATGTTGAAGAGAACCCTAACAATGACCGTAATACTTATTATGCTGCAAGAGAATTGTTTTTTCACGGGCGATTTGAAGAGGCAACTACTCTTTTCAAGCGTCACTTGATTATGCCTGAGTCTGTATGGAATGCTGAACGCGCATGGTCAATGAGATACCTAGCTAAGATGCATCCTGCTGAGGCAGAGCATTGGTTGTTGCGTGCTTGTGGTGAGTACCCACATGGTGCTGAGGTATGGACTGACCTAGCTAGACACTACTACATAGCAGAGAACTGGATTGGTATGTACTTTGCGGCTAAGCGTGCAATTACCATACCGTACAGTGCAGGATTATATTTGACTGAGCCTGATGCTTATGGTTGGTGGCCTAATGACATGGTTGCTTTATCTGCTCATCGTATGGGTCTTGATAAGGAAGCAATACAGTATGGTGAGATTGCTCTTGCTTTAAGTCCTGATGATAAAAGATTGAAAGATAATTTATTCTTTTATAAGTTGCGCGGATCCAAAATCAATGTAGTCATACCAACCAAGACAAACATCGGTGGCTTGACCAAGCTTGTAGGCCAGTTGCTAGCTGACACCATGGTGAATAAGATTATCATTGTTGCAGATGGCAGTGAAGCTTATAATAATTTAACTGCAATACCAAAGTTTAATAAGGTTATCAAGGTCATGGTCAATGAAGGCGTTGGCATCCATGCTATGTGGAACTTAGGCATGAACATCGCAGGCTATGACGGACACATTGCATTCATCAACGATGATGTGAGTCTCGATAAAGATTGCATGTATGAATTAGGTGGGTCACTGTCAAAGAATCATGACTATGGTTTGATCTGCCCAAGCTATTCAACAGTTAAACCAACAGAGGATAGAGTTGTCACTGACACATGCCGTAGTAGATACGATGGTACTGGTGGTATGGCCGGCTTCTGCATGGTGCTGGCTGAGAACTTGGTGCCACAGTTCCGCTTTGATGAGAACATGAAGTGGTGGTATGGTGATGATGAGATAGTTGATTGGGTCACTAAGCAAAACCGTAAGTGTGTTGTTAGTGCGGCGACCAGCTGTACACATGATGATTCTAAAACTTTAAAGA